CGGCGTGAATTATTTTATCGACAAGTGGAGCGAGGATAGATTTAGATGTAACGGACACTTAATCCAACCATTGCCACATCCACAAGCAAGTTATCAAAGTGCCATTAACCGCACCAAGTCCTGCGGTTACTTTGGTTTAGAGGATTTAGGCGTGGAGTATAGCGATGACTGACAAGCAAACGTTTTTTTTACGTAACGAGCAAGTGCGGTCAAATTGCCAAGCGTTTATCCAAGACTTACCAACGGACGATAAAAAGCCGTTGGTTATCAAAATCCAGCCGATGACACGCAACCTTGAGCAAAATGCGAAATTTCACGCCATGTGCCAAGACGTGGCGAACCAAGCCGAATTTATGGGGCGCAAACTCTCTATGGAGCAGTGGAAAGTCTTATTTATCTCAGGACACGCTATTGCCACAAATCAAAAAGCGGATGTTGTGCCGGGTCTTGAGGGCGAATTTGTGAATATCCGTGAGAGCTCGGCAAAAATGAGCGTATCACGAATGGCAAGCCTAATTGAATATGTCACAGCTTACGGCGTGGCGAACGGGGTTAAATTTAACGACAGATGGGGATTTTACGGAAGATGAAAAACATTGATTGGAACTGGATTGCGTATTTAGTTTTTACCGCATTTGTTATTTGGTTGTTTAATGGTGGCGGGCAATGATTGAGGTTGGAACCATGATTTTATTTTTGATTGCATTTTCGGCTGTCCTGTTTTTTCTTTTCGATCAGCCCCTTGCTGCCACCCTTGTTTTGTGTGGAGCCTGTTGGCTTTCCGGTTGGTATTTTGCGCATAGTACGGTTGCAACAGAGTGCGAGAGATTGGGCAAGTTTTACGTTGGCAAAAACGTTTATCAATGCTCAAAAATCGAGGGTAAGAATGAGTAAACCTAAAACCCTCAAGCCTAAAAAATGCAAGGTATGCGAAATTGAGTTTATCCCCCAAAACTCTCTCCAAAAAGTCTGCTCAACTAAATGTGCGATTGATTTAGCCCGTCAAAACGCACAGAAAGAGCAAGACAAGGCGGATAAGAAAAAGCTGAATGAACGCAAGGCAAGGTTAAAAAGTCGCTCAGAATGGCTAAAAGAGGCTCAGGCGGTATTTAATAAATTTATCCGTTTACGGGATAAAGACCAACCCTGTATTAGCTGCGGCAGGTATCATAAAGGGCAGTATCACGCGGGACATTATCGTAGTGTCGGAGCTTGCCCTGAATTAAGATTTTGCGAGCTAAACGTACACAAACAATGCGCACCCTGCAATGACCATAAAAGCGGAAACATTATTGAGTACCGAATTAATCTCGTAAATAAAATCGGCGCGGATAAAGTGGCTTGGTTAGAGAGACAAGACCACGACCCCAAAAAATACACCGTCGAAGAGTGCAAAGACATTATCAAGCATTACAAAATCAAAATTAAAGAGTTAGAAGGAGCCAATTAATGCAGTATAGCGTCGAAAAGATTTTAGTTCGCTGGGGGAATTGTTGGGGAAGAGACCGTATTGGCACGGAATATCCAAGCGTAACGCCAAGCATTCCTGTTTTACCGTCAGTCCCGCGCAAAGCATGGCTAAAGCATTTGAGCGATGATGAATGTTTAAAAATTGAGGGCGCAATAATGGCATTGCATCGGGTAGATTTAGCAGCATATCAGGTTACGATGGCGCTGTATGTGCAGCAGTTGGGCGAAAAGGATATTACAGGTGCATTGGCAATTTCCCCGGCTAAAATGTATCGCCTGCGCAACCGTGGCATTGGGTTTTTACAAGGTGCATTTTCAATGCTGAAAATTAAGTATCATTATATTGGTTAAAATCGCAAAAGCCTCCTTGACACATTGGAGGCTTTTTATTAGTATGCTTTTCAAGGCTTCAGAAACCTTACAAACAGCGGCATTCCGCACCCGACAGCATAGCGGTTTTTTTATGCGTAAAATTCAGTAACCTTGTTTGTTTTATTGCCATTAAACATTCATTGCGCATAACCACATCTTATCTATGCCGAGAGGGCGGAGAATAAAATACCCGAAAGGGGAATAATCCCGGTCGACTGTTTGCGACTTCTGAACCTCTTGGCGACCCTATCAGGTCAAATTTTTTCAGAAACATCAAACAGGAGTCAGAAATGGCTAATCAAATCTCAACTCAAACAATTTCATTCAACAATCAGTCATTAATTACCGTTGAACAAAATGGCAATCACTATGTTGCTATGAAACCAATTTGTGAAAATATTGGTCTTGCATGGGAACCTCAAGTGTTACGTATCAAACGTGATGAAGTTCTTTCTCAAGGTATGATCGTCATGATCACACCTACTAATGGCGGCAACCAAAATATGATTTGCTTACCAATCGAATATTTAAACGGCTGGTTATTTGGTATTGATATTAATCGTTGCAAACCAGAAATTCGTGACACATTAATCAAATACAAAAAAGAGTGTTATCAAGCGTTACATGATTATTGGTTTAATGGTAAGGCTGAACGTAAAACCACGGTAGATGATCGCACAGGCCTGCGCAATGCCGTGAATATGTTAGTGAGCAAAAAAGGATTAATTTATTCTGACGCTTACCATTTAATCCACCAACGCTTTAATGTGGAATCAATCGAAGATTTGACATTAGAGCAGTTACCGCAAGCGGTGGAGTATGTTCACAAGATAATTCTTGAGGGTGAATTAATTACTGATGTTGCTTTGCCGGAGCTAAAACCAAAAACCTACACCATCGAAATGACCGAAAACGATATTACCGTTTTACTTTGGTTATGGTTTATTGCCGTGCGTGTGATTGGTTCGCTTAAAATGTTGGTAAAACCACTCAAATTATTACAAGCACCAATTGCGCCGGAAGTTGTCAGCCAAGCGCACGAATACCCGTTCACAGTCGAACACGCCCGCCGAATCTTGCTCAAAATGAGCAAAGATTTAGAAGCCGACCTATGGCGTGATGACAATCTTTCCCGTGTACTGCCGAAGATTCGAAATTTCAATGAATCTGATTTGGCTTATCCGGGTGAACGCCGTTAAATTTAAAACGCACTTAAAACTGACCGCACTTTTGAAAAATTGTGCGAGGGGATTTTTACACAAAATTTATAAAAACACTTGATTACTTGCAAGTGAAAGTGTACTATTCTATGTAAGTTGCGGTTTTAGCGCATAGCGAACGCACAAGGAATTATTACACAACCCTGATCGGAAACGGTCGGGGTTTTTTATTATCACAACTGCAAGCCTACGTTTAACCACGCGGGCTTTTTTATTGCCCCGCAAACCAAAAAAAGCGAGGTGGAGTATGAATAAAATGTTAAAAGACGCAGGGAATCAAAGTGTGTTTTGGTCTGGGTTTGGTGCGTTTTGGGCAATGTACTCTCTGCAAGAGTGGCTAGCTATATTGGGTCTGTTGGTAGGCGCAATTAGCGCTATTGTCAATATGTACGCAAAATGCCAAGAGGGCAAAGTGCGTAAAAACGCCGAAAGAAGAGCGGAAGAGGAGCACAAGCTCAAAATGGAGCAATTAAGACGAGGATTAAGAGATGGTACTCTCAAAAACTAGAGGTGCTTTAGGTGTTTGCTCCGTGTTAAGTGTAATTGGGATTATGTATGCTCAATTTGGCATGGAGATTAGGTTAAGCCCAAAAGGCGCAGAGATTATCGGCAATGCCGAGGGGTGCCGTAGAGACCCGTATAAATGCCCTGCCGATGTATTAACTGTTGGGATTGGCTCAACAGAGGCAGGAGGTGAGACGATAGATCCAAAGCGGCGCTATAACGATTTTGAGATCGCCGAGCGGTGGAAAAACGACATTAAGATCGCCGAATCATGTGTAAATAGATTTGCTAATGGCATGGCGTTACCTCAATCTGTATTTGATGCCGCCGTATCAATTACCTTTAACGTTGGGTGTGGGCGTGTCCAAAAATCAACATTATTTCGCAAGCTCAATGCAGGAGATTATATTGGCGCTTGCAACGAGTATCCAAAGTGGGTTTATGCGGGTAAAACAAAATTACCCGGCTTAGTAATCCGCCGGGAAAAGGAGAAAGCATTATGCCTACTCGATTTATCGACGCAGTAAAAAATTACTTAATCGGCGCTTTAGTCCTTATAGTTTTGGGCTTGTGGATATGGTCACGGTACCAGCACAGCAATATTATTGACCTAAGAGCCGAGAATCAAACGCAAGCCCAAACCATCAAACAGCAGGAAGAGGCTAATCAAGCCTTAAATGTAGCGTTGCAACAAGAGCGCGATGCCGTGATCGCGCAACAGCAACGAAATGAAGAAATCGAAAGGGTGGCACTTGAAAATGTTGAATCAGTTAAAACTATCATCAAAACTCAGCCTTGTTACCGTACTAAGCTCCCTCAGTCTGCTCTTGAGCGCCTGTACAAGTAAGGTGACAACAAAAGCGGAATACATCTACCCTCCACAGGCTTACACAGTACCATGTGCTAAGACGGCATTTACCGGGGAGACTTACGGAGATGTCGTATTACAGCTTGTTAAAGTCACAGCAGAGCGCGACAAGTGCGCAAGTCAAGTTGATAACCTTAATAAATGGATAGCTCAAAGCAAGGCGGGCAAATGAGTGATGTAGTCGTTGAGGATTTAGACCTGTATCAAGGTGACGACATAGCAATCCCAATTGAGGTTGAGCTCGACCCTGAGGATGGTGCGTTATCTGATTATCGCTTTAATATGCAGATAAGACGCAAACCAGGTGCTCCGGTATTAGTCGACCTATCATCAGACAATGGGGACATAGTCACCAAAGGTAACATAATCCAAGTAGTCATTAGCAAGGATAAGTCATCAGTATTAAGCATGACAACCGCCGCGTATGACTTACAAGTCACTAGCCCGCAGGGTCGAGTTAAAACTATTTTGTGCGGCACGGTAAACATCACTAACGACATCACAAGGTAGGCAAATGAGAGTAATCAAAGTAAGCATTGCTAAGGGATTTGTTATTGATGGAGACAAACCATCCCCACAAAGCAAAGGCGTTGACCTATCTCAACTCAAGCAGATAACCGAGGGATTGATAAACAACCAGACCCCGGAAGTACCACAAGCGCTAGAGCCTATTGCAGAGTCAATTAAGTTAATCCTTGCCAAGATTAATGCAATCAAACCGGGTGAGAGCAAAGATTACACCGAGCAATTGGCGGATATTGACAATCAAATCAAGTCAGCCATAAGTGAGCTTGAGAGCGTTAAGCAGTTGCAGGCTGACTACAACAGCAACAATCAGTTACTAGCTCAAGAGATTGCAGGATATAAAGCGCAAGTCGAGTCATTGGGTAATGGGCTGTCATCACTCGGCAGTGCAATCTCAAACCTGCTTACTCAAGATGAGTTTGCTCAATACAAGCAACAGATTGAGCAAGCGACAGACGAGCTTAGCAAAAAGATTGATAACCTCCCAAAAGGTGGCGGGCAATCAGTAGAGCCTGAGTATGTTAGTGAGATAGGAGAGATAACCTTTAACGCTAATAGCTATCCATTTACTGATAATAAGGTGATGTTTCAAAATGCATTTACCGACACCCCTTATATTGATGTCATGATTGCTTATACGGATAGCACAATCCCTAGCGCTTATTTTAGTTATGCCCTGTATGACGTAGATAAGTCGGGCTTTAAATGCAGGATGACGGGTGTGCATGCAAATCGTAATTGGGTTGCTAAGTACAAAGCCACTGGCAAGGTTAAGTAATAATATAGACAGGACTAACAAAGACTCCTGTCTATGACTTGTCTTTCACACTTTCGCAAGGATAAAAAGTAAAGTGTATGCTACATAATTTAAATCTAATTCCGAGGTTGGTATAAAAATTCTCGGGGTTATATCTAAGTTATGTGATGTAAATGTTACAAATTTAAATTCTTTATCAAAGAAAGCAGTCTTTTGTTTTCATACTTTAGCTCAAGATAGGCTATTGCGTATTGAGGTGGGTTATCTTGCCATTTACTAACTTGTCTAGCACTAACTCCAAGCTCTCTCGCTAATTGAGCTTTTGTAATTCCTGTTTTTTTTAAAAAATCTGTGAAAATATCTTGCATAATGGAATTTTGTTCTATATAGTATGGAATATAGTTCAATTTTATCATTATTTGGAGGTGTTGTAAATGGCTGCTATGTCGGGCGATAAGACAATTGATTTTGTTGCAAATCGTCAAAAGAAAACATTGCTAGCTTTTAGTTGCGGTAAAGATGCCGTGGCGGCGTGGCTAGCAATAAGAGATAGATTTGATGAGGTCATCCCTTATTATCTCTATCTTGTCCCGCATCTAGAGTTTGTTGATGAGAGCATAGATTATTATGAGCGGTTTTTCGGTGTAAAAATTACACAACTCCCGCATACAAGCGTAAATCGGATGCTAAATAATCTCGTTTTTCAGCCGCCTCAAAATTGCCGAGTGATCGAAGATGCTATGATGCCGGAATATGATTATGTCAATGTCCAGCAGGCTATGTGTGATAGATTTAATTTGCCGGAGGATACATTAGTTGCTGATGGGGTTCGCGCGGCTGATAGCCCAATGCGAAGAATTGCAATTAATACTCATGGAAGTATAAATTTCAATCAGTTGAAATATCACCCAGTATGGGACTGGAAAAAAGCCGATTTGATAGATTGTTTTAGAAAACACAATGTCAAACTGGCTAAAGATTACAAGATTTTTGGGCGCTCGTTTGATGGCCTTGATTTGCGTTTTTTGTATCTTATCAAACAACATTTTCCGCGCGATTATCAAAAAATCCTTGAATTATATCCGTTGGCTGATTTAGAAATTTTTAGATGGGAGTGCGCAAATGGCAAGCATTGATAAAAAGGCATTGATTGAACAAGCGAAAATCAAGCAGCAAAAAACAAAAGCTGAAATAGCGAAGAAAAAAAGACAAAAAGTGAAAAGCTATGTCGATATGCCGGAGCCAACTGGCGATGTCGAAAAAGATAGTTATGCTGATTTAGATGCGGTTCAAAAAGGGTTCCGCGATGCAATTAAGCGTGAAGATAAACGATTCGAATTAGCGACAGATTCTGAGTATTGGTTCTGTGTATGCTTCCAAACGCGGGAGCAGAAAGAATTTTTATTAAAGGCTATGGAGCTATTTGAACATGGTGACAAATATCTAGATGGGCAGATTCTTGCTCAAAAGCTTGGCATCAAATTACCAGATGCATCGGTGCCATATCGTACTGAAGGGAAAATTGATAAAGCATATCTAGAGTTTGTCGATTAAATTAAATTTTAAAGAAGTGTGCCTCGATAGAAATATCGGGGCTTTTTTGTTTTGAGGATTTGTTATGCGTAGTTTTGTAAGGCTAGCAAATAATGGTGGGATCATGTTTACAGGTTCTTCCGGTCGTCGGGCGCGTAATCCAAATGCTGCGCGCTCAAGTGGTAGTTAACAATTAATCAATAAGGAGTAAATCATGCGAGGATTTTTAAGTCGCGCAGCTGGTGCGGTTCGAAATTTCTTTGGTGGTGGACGTCGAGCATCAGGCTCAAGCCGTAGCCGTTCTTCCGGTTCTTAATTTAAAAACAACCCCATGAAAAGGATGTTAAATGTTAAATAGCAAGGCTAAACAATGTACCGCAAAAAATCGTTCGGGGTGCAGATGTAAAAATCCTGCTATGGCTAATGGCAAATGTCGTATTCATGGGGGGCTTTCTACCGGTGCACCGAAAGGAAATAAGAATTCAGCAAAGCCAGGATCTATTTATTCAAAATTTATGACCGATGAAGAGTTGGATATTTTAGATCAAACCGAACTTGATGATTTAGATCAGGAAATCAAAGTTTACCGAATCAGACTTTACCGCCTACTTGCCGAAGAGCAAAAACAAAAAGACGAATTAGAGCTTAAAGTAAGAACGACACAAACACCTGTCGTTGGTGGGTTGCCTGTAACGGCCGAAGAGGGCGAAGATGAAGATCTGATTGAGACAAAGCAATATGCCAAGCGAGATTATCACGCTTTAATTAATCAGACCACGGCAAGACTACAGTCTCTTATTCAAATGAAACAGGCTTTAACCGGGCAGAAATTAGATATTGAGTTGAAACAGCTTCAATTAAATGCTGCCAATGGCGAAGATGGTGAGCAAGAAGAGCAAAAAATCACTATTGAAGTCGTGGATGCAAGAAAACGAGATAAGAATGCCTAAGTTAAATGTACCTCAAAGCCAATTTTTAGCGATGGATAAGAAATTCCGCGCTTATGTTGCAGGGTTTGGATCTGGCAAAACGTGGGTCGGCTGTGGTGCTATTATGAAACACCTTGCTACTTATCCCAAAGTGAATTCAGGCTATTTTGCGCCTACATTCGGGCAAATTCGAGATATTTTCTATCCTACCGTTGAAGAAGTGGCTCAAGACTGGGGATTTTCAGTAAAGATTAATTCATCCAACAAAGAGGTTCATGTTTATCGCAACAAACGATATAGAGGCACGATAATTTGCCGGTCAATGGACAATCCTGAATCAATTATCGGTTTCAAAATCGGTCACGCATTATGTGATGAATTAGACGTTATGCCGACCCAGAAAGCCACCGTTGCATGGCGTAAAATTATCGCTCGTATGCGTTATAAGATAGACGGTTTGCGAAATGGCGTGGATGTCACCACGACCCCAGAGGGGTTTAAATTTGTTTACCAGCAATTTGTAAAGGCAGTACGGGAAAAGCCTGAGCTGGAAACGCTTTACGGACTAATTCAAGCGAGCACTTATGATAATGAGGCTAACCTTCCTGATGATTATATAGATTCACTTCGCCAATCATACCCAGAACAGCTTATTGAGGCGTATTTAAACGGGCAATTTGTCAACTTAAATAGCGGAACAATTTATAACAATTTCAACCGCACTTTAAATCATACTGATTTAGTGATGGATAGCTCAGAGCCTTTGTATATTGGCATGGACTTTAACGTAATGAATATGAGCGCTGTAACGCATATCGTTCGTGGAGGTAATCCTTATGCTGTTGATGAATTAAAAGGCGTGAGAGATACGCCTGAAATGGCAAGAGTGTTAAAAGAGAGATATCCCAACCATAGCATCATCATCTACCCCGATGCCTCTGGTGGAAATACAACAAGTAAAGACGCCTCAGAATCGGATATTAGCATACTGCGCAAAAACGGTTTCCGTGTAGAAGTTGGCGCCCGCAATCCTTATGTGAAAGATCGAATTCTTTCTATGAATGGGATGTTTTGTAATATGGATGGCGAACGTCGCTATTTTGTGAACACGAAAAAATGTCCAGCTTATACGGAATGCCTTGAGCAACAAGCGTATGACCCAAATGGAAATCCGGATAAATTAGGTGGTTTCGACCATTTAAATGATGCCGCAGGTTACTTCATTAACACGCTTTATCCTGTGGTTAAACCAATCTCAAGACAAACCGCTTTCAGACTTTATTAGGAATAACTATGAGTCAAGTTTCAACCGTTAGCACAGAAATAACTAACTTACACATTAAAACACGAATTATTGACGATCTTCTTGGTGGCACGTTGTCAATGCGAGCAGCAGGAAAGAAGTATTTATTCCAAATGCCACTGGAGGATAAAGAAGCTTACAATAATCGATTAAACCGTTCAACGCTCTACCCTGCTTTAAGTGAAACGTTGGCGCAAATGTGTGGTAGAGTTTTTTATTCTCCGATCAATGTTTCTAATGTGAATAAGAAAATTGTAGAAGATATTTTGCCCGATGTTGATACGGAGGGAAATGCGTTAGATGTGTTTGCTTCTCAATGGTTTTATGCGGCATTGGCTTACGGAGTAAGTTTTGTGCTGGTGGACTATACAAAAACGGGTGAAGCGAAAACAAAAGCGGATGAAAAAGCATTGGGCGCCCGACCTTATCTTGTTCACATCAAGCCGCAAAATGTCCTAGGCATTAAATACGATCGCATTAACGGTAACAAAGTCATGACGCAATTCCGCTACAAAGAATTTGTGACGGAGGAAGACGGCGAATTTGCGACAAAAGTCGTGGAACAGATTAACGTTTACGAAATCGGCAAAGTCCGCAAATACAAGGCGCAAAGCAATGGTAAAGGCGGTTTGTCTTTTGTTGAGATTGAGAATATCGAAGTCAAAGCAAACGGAGTGCCTTTAACCTTCATTCCGATTGTGCCGTTTATCACGAAAAAGACCGGTCATTTTGCGTTAGGCGAGCCACCCTTGATGGAATTGGCAAACCTAAATATTAAGCACTGGCAAAGCCAAAGCGATCAGGATAATTTGTTGAATACTGCAAGAGTGCCGTTACTTGTTCGAATCGGTGTGACGGATGATTCTACGGTAAAAATCGGAAATAGCATTGTGGATTTACCCGCTAATGCCGATTTGCGTTATGTGGAGCATACCGGCTCAGCTATTGATGCTGGGCAGAAAAGCTTGAATGAACTTGAAGCGCAAATGCGCGTCGCAGGTGCCAAATTGCTTGAAAAAGCCGATATGGCGATGACTGAAAGTCAGGCGCGAGATGAGCAAAATAAAGAAATTAGTGCATTACGATTATATGCTAATCGTTTTGAAGATGCGCTAGATTTAGCGCTTGAGTATGTCGGTGTGTGGCTCGGTATTGAAAGTAAAGACGTTGGAAATGTTGAGATTAGCGGCAATATTGATGGCAATCTTGACCCTAACGCCTCAATGGATAGCGTGATTAAATTGCAATCCGTCGGCGTCATTTCTAAGCAAACCACGTTCGAAGAGGCGAAGCGCCGCGGGCTTATTTCCGATAACGCAAATTGGGAAGATGAGCAAGCAAGAACGGATGGTGAGGGCTTGAGTAATGGCGACTTCAGCGAATAAAACACCGGATGAATTATTGGAAAGCCTCTTAGCGGATCGAAAGATTTTATTATTCCGCTATGATGCGCATTTACGCCGAGAAATTTATAAGAAATTGACTGCGTTACAAAAGCAGTTGATTAATAAAATTTCTGTTGTCGGCGTGGAGGGAGTGAATCAACGCGAACTTAATCGATTGCTGAAAGAGGTTAAGGAATTGGTCACAGAGACGTATAACAACATCAGTGACTATTCGTCTGGTGAGCTGAATGCACTTTTACCTATCGAAACAATGGCGGCATACAAAATCTATAATGCGGCCTTCAAGTTTGATTTGTTTACTCCGGTGCCGGAATACAAAATTAAGGCAATTAAAAGTACCGTCATTGTTGCCGGTTCACCACTGAATGATTGGTGGGCTAAACAAGGTGACGATGTAGCCTTTAAGTTTTCCGGCATTATTCGACAAGGCATGCTAGATGGGAAGCAAACCTCTCAACTTGTTACCGAAACAAAGGAGTTATTGCAAATTTCCCGTCGCCAGGCCGAAACATTAGTGCGAACGGCGGTAATGAAAGTACATGATAAGGCGCAGGAAGCATTGCGAGATGAAAATGCCGATATTATCAAAGGTGAGCAACATATTAGTACGCTTGATTTACGCACCTCTGATATTTGCCGCGCCCGCGATGGCAAAGCGTGGAATTTGGATAAAAAGCCAATAGGTCACAATTTACCTTATCAACGCCCACCATTGCACCCGAATTGCCGAAGCACGTTACGCTTAGTTACTAAGTCATGGCGTGAACTTGGTCTCGATGCTGATGACATACCAGAAAGCACTCGTGCGAGTATGGACGGGCAGGTTAAAGACAATCTCAATTACGAAAATTGGCTTAAATCAAAAACTACCGAACAGCAAGATGAAGTGTTAGGTAAAGGAAAAGCCGAGTTATGGCGTAAGGGAATTATAACCTTTAGAGATATGCTCGATCAGTCCGGCAGACCACTAACCTTAAAGGAATTAAAAGAGCTTTATGAGTGAGATTATCCACGTTTACCCACTAAATGACTTTAGGGAGCATGAGTGCGACACAGAAAGCCCGAATTGCTGGTGCAATCCAACACTAGATGAAGAAGGGATTTGTATTCATAACGCCATGGATCAGCGTGAGAAATACGAAACAGGGCAATTATTGCCACACTAAATTAATTTTTAAACACGAAACCGCTTACATCGGAAGGTGCAGGCGGTTTTTTATTGTCAGCCATTTAAGGAATGGCGATTTTAAACGCGCTAGGCGCACAAACAACCATTATCACGAGGTGATTTTATGTACAAATTTATGAATTTAAGCAAGTTAAATGCTGAACCCGGTGCCGCTGGCGGTTCTGGCGGTGGCACAGGTGGGCAAGGTGGAAGTGAAGCGAAGTTTACGCAAGCCGACATTGATCGCATTGTTGCCGAACAGGTTGCAGGCTTAAAAGCCAAAAATTCTGAACTGCTAGGCAGTCAGAAAGAACTAAAAGAAAAACTTGCTAAATTCGACGGAATCGATCCGGAAGCAGTTAGCAAGCTCATGAAGCAATTCGAAAATGATGAAGAAATGAAAATGATTGCCGAGGGCAAATATCAGGACGTCATTAATAAACGCGTTGAAAAAGTTAATGAAGCAAAACAACGTGAAATCGAAGCGCTAACAAAAAACCATCAGGACGAAATGACAAAAACGCAATCCGCATTAGATCGCTATGCTGCCTTAGTGCTTGAAAACGCTATTCGCGCTGAAGCACAAAAAGCAGGCGTGACCTTCGGTGTAGAAGATGCCGTATTACGCGCGAAATTGACTTTCAAGCTTGATGATGGACTGGTCGGTGTCGAAGAGCACTTCGCTTTGGATGTTCAGCTGGATG